CCGTTGGTGAACTTGCGCCATTCGATAGCATTGCGAATCACCCAATGTCTTTGGGCGATGCCCTTCAGTATGGACTCAAGATAATCGACCTTTTCCTGCTGATATTCGATCTTGCTCTGCAAGTCCGAGAGTTCCTTGTCGGAGTCCATGTAGATGTCAAGGTCGTTTCGGAGTATCTTCGTTTGAAACGGCTCCCAACCGAGTTCATCAAGCCGCTCCTGCGACATCTTCCCCGTGTAGTATTCCCACTTGTCGCGGCGAAGGTTCCTGTAGTCAGCCTGTGCCTTCTTCAGCACCAATCGCTCATCATGGAAGATGACGAGGTACTTGTTGTGCAACTGCGGTATGCGAACGGATTCGTTGCCGAGTTCCGTGTCATCGACTGCAAGGTCTTTTTCCGCCATTTCCTTGATTCTGTCCAAGTGCATAGTTGTCACAGTATACCACCCCCATCAAGAAAGTCAAAGGTTTACCAATTTGAATTCAGATATTGAGAATTTCACGGTGGCAGTCAGAAACACGGCATCGGATGCCTCCGTGGTGAATTCGATTCCCGACAGGTCGGTGGGGATCAATCCCTTCATTTCGAACTTTCTGTACGGCACTTTTTTGTTGGTCAGCAAAATGAGGGATGCGGTGTCGGTTGATCCGAAGTTCGGCTTGGTCGTTGGCAAGAATTGCGTATATGGGGCGTTTTCAAGCATCCAATTTATCAAGGAATGGTAATTTGAAAAGTCCTCGTTCACAAGGAACTTGAGAGTTATTGAACCAGTTACGGCTGTTGATTTGGGGAGTTTGACGGTTGGACCTATCAGGTACTCTGCACTCAATGGTTCGCTTCCTGCTTCGGGTATCGTGAATTCCTGTACAAAATACGCAAGTTCGGGAATCTTGTTGCATATGAACAGAAAATTGGTTGGCAGGGCTAGATTTGTGTTTGATGGGTTGTTGCTCAATGTACCGACACCCACCGTCCTGTCGGGTATTCCGTAGTCCTTTTCCGTATATGCCTGTTCCGTGAATGTCATTGGTTATTCAGCCTTTCCACTTCATAGTAGGTGAATGCCATGGTGACGGTTGCTGTCATGGGAGCAGCCTCGGTCTCATTTGCCTTGAAATTCAACTCGCTGACATTTGTCGGGAACAGACCCTTGAATGTCACCTTGAACAGGGGCTTCTTCTTGTTGCTCAATACGAGAAGATGTCCTTCCTCCGACATCCAGTTTCTGTACGAAACCTGTGCAAAGTCATTGAATCCAACGCATTCCTTGAACCATCTCATGAGCGCATCGTAATTGGACATGTCCTCGTTGACAAGAAACTTGAATGTCGCTTCTCCATGTGAAATTGCATTGCTATTCACCTTCAATGACTTCTTCCCGCCAGGAACACCCGCAGGAACGGAAATGATGGGATTTGACCAACCAGGCAGCGATACATTCGTGCAAAAATACGAAAGATCAGGCACACGCTTTATCGTGAACTTGAAATTGGTGGGCAACGCAAGATTGGTGTTGGTGGGTGATTTGGATTCTGCTCCTATCTTGTTCGGTTGCTCTATTTCATATGGCTTGTTCTTGATCGGTTGAATACCAGGAACTTCCGATGCTACTATCGATGGATAGTTGTCCTCGGGTATGTTTGGTACACTTGGAATCTCGTCAGGAGGAGGGACGACAACCGGTGCGGTTACCTGTTCAAATTCGGTCAAGTAGTCATACCATTCAATCTGATAATTCTGCAAGTCTGCTTCGTATATTTTTCTGTCCGCACTTATGGATGGATCGTTGTTCGTGACAGAAGTTGTGACTTGCCAACTCTTATCTGCCATCATGAGATCAAATATCTTTCTGTATGCTCCTGATGCACCAAAAAAATTGTTGTTCATGGTTGAAGTGACTTCAGAATCAAAATAACTACAGGCACTTCCTGAATATGAGTTTCCTACGCAATTTCCTGAAGCAAGACCATATGCCGATCCTCCGAATTGAATGCTGGTGAGGAACAAGAGTCTTCCGTTTCGTTTCAAGAATAGAATTGTCCCAGAGTCTCCCGCAGCAACAAGGTGTCCTTGGTCTCCTTCAAATTCGGAGTAACCTTGCCATGGAGTATTCAATGATCGAACGCTGTTAAACCCACCAAGAGTGTTGATGAAACCGTACTTTGATTCTCTTATCGGAGGAGAGTTTGTTACATATAATTGTCCACCACCAAGACTCGACAGTCTGCTTCTTTGCACAAATCCCCTTGCAAAGGTATTGTTGATTGTCAAAATCGGATGATTATTCATGTAATTGTAAAATGCACCTGTAGAAAACAGATTTGTTGCTAATGAATATTGGTTGGAACTTCTTACAATTGTCGGTGCTTCTGTGGTGTTTTCCAAGTTTACGGGATCTATTCCGTGTATCTGCAAGGCAAGATTCATCCTATTGCCGCTTGCATTTATGCTGTTTGCTAATACGGTATTCGGAGTACTAGTTGTGAGACTGATTGTTTGCATCGTCAATGTCTTGTACACATTGGTTTCATCCACGACCATTGTTGGCATCAATACAGGAGATACGGTAGCAGGCAACGGTGTCTTGAAAGTCTGAATCCAAATGTCGTGACCTGCCGCGTTTTTCAATGTGCCATTTGCATTGAACAAATCAGGATCAAGATTGTGGTCTATGTGCAGATATCTTCCTGTGCGATTGTAATACCATGTTGGGTACAAAAGGGGTGACATCGCGCCATTTCCACACGCAGCGATGCTGCCTGGCCAGTTTCCGGCTCCACCGACACTTTGACCCAAACCAGCAAGTTGCTGATACATTGCAAGTTTAGGTATGCTTCTTGGGACATTGTTCCTGTCAACGCAATAAACCAAGTTTCCTGATTCTGGATAGTGCTGACACATCAGCAGATGCTGCCTTGTCAATAAGCAGCCAAGTCTTGAGCCAGCACCGTTCCACCACCCAAATGGCAATGCAGGTCTTGAACTGATAGTAACACAGGAGTAGTCGGTGCCGGTCATTCCAAACATGGTGTCTTGATAGAATGAAGAGTTGAATCCTGTTGGTACGCCATGTGTTCCGTTGCTGTATGTGAACAATTCGTGTCGTGATGGGTTGTAATTTGGTTCACCAAACCAAGCCGAATCCTGCGGAATATAGGGCCAAGAAGTAGACTGAGATATCCAATTGTTTGAGTATATGTCGGCACTCAATGATTGATTAGATGTGTTGAGGATGTAATCGCCCCACACGAAAGGATCGTTTGGAGTCAATGCACCACCTGCAATTGGTTTGATCAATATGTCTCTTCCAAGATTTCCCGTGAATCCTGCTATCTTCATGCTGGTCTTTGAATTTGTCGTTGTTCTAGGCGGGAGATTTCTGTAAGGATGGTTTGTCGGTAAGCCTGAAGTCAGACCCCATTTGTGAGCCAAGTAACCTTCAATGCGTTGTCTGTCCGAATCCGTGGTAACATCATTTCGAAGTATCAATTCAGCGATGCTCATGCTCGCAAAACCGGTGTTTCCAGGACCATATCTTCCAACATTAAATGTCCCAACGGAACTTGTGTTTATGCTTTGAGATGAATCCGTTGCACTCAACCCATTTCCATTTATCCAAAGCAAGTGCCTTGGCGAAGTGGTGGTTCTGTATACTTGGCTTATCAGTAAGGGAACCTGACCTGTAAGCGCAGGACCGGTCAATGCCGTGTTTCCTGTGTCAGCAAAATAGGAATTGCCGGTGAAAGACCTAGCCAATCCAAAATTCTGCCCAGATGTTCCATCGCCCAAATTGAAAACATAATCAATGTCACCGTTGGGTTGGTTTAGTTGATTGAATTGAACAACGCAAAATGCACTCATTTGCGATGTTCCTCCTCCTGCGGCTGTGACGGCATTTGCACTTGTTTGCATCCAGTCGTTGATACCGTCAAAGGTTATCATTGGTCTGGAATTCAAAGCATTGGGTACATAAGTTGGTCTACTGCTTGCCGTGCTTTGGGTGAGATTCTTGGTGGATGCGTATCTTTTGTCGTTCCATTGAGTAACATTGCTGCCGTTCAGACTCAATGAAGCAGATGCTCCTGCATCAAACCACAGCAGCGTAGAAATACTCACAGGTGTCCATCCTTTACGGACAACGATGTCATCACCAACCGCAAATCCAGCGGTGCTTCCTGTGACAGATATGGTGACCAATTGGTTTATGGTTGAATATAGCATGTAGGTATTTATTGTTTGTGTTGCAAAAGAACAGGAGCGGCATTTCTGCCGCTCCCATTCCAAGTGTGGGGGTAAATTGTCGTACTTCGAATCAGAAGAGGTTGTTGACCTTGACGATGCGGTAGTACTGGTTGGTACGAGCAGCCGATGCGCTGTCAACATCAGCAATTGGGTTATTGCTGTTGTCGAGAACGAACGGATTGTTGACCATGCCGTAGCGGGTCTTGAATCCGATCTTCGGCTGGAAGGTGTTCTCACCTACTGCGCGAACCATCTGTAGCGGGACATACGGGCAGTAGAAGATACCTGCATCGTATGGGCTGGATCCCTTGTAACCAACGCAGAAGAAGTCTGCTGCGGAGGTCAGCGAGTAGTAGGGATCGATGTAGACGCGCAACTTGCCGTTCAGCACACCAGCGAAGGTGTTGCCTGTGTCATCGACATTCAGGTTGGTGCTGAGGGCAGGAGCGTAGTCTAGAACACCAGACATTGCGAGAGCCGAGGCAACATCGCTTGAGCAGAGGACGAAGTTGCCCTTGCCACGGCGGGTTTCCTTGGCGATCTGATTGCACTCACGCTCGATCTGGAAGAGCAGACCCTTGAACTTCTCAACCGACCAACGACCGTTGGAATCGACATTGAGGTCGAAGATACCACGGGTCTGGGTTGTACCAGACTTGGCACCCAACTTGGCGTTGCGGTAGATGGTGCGGACAACCTCACGGTTGATCTCTGCGAGGATTTCGCTGGAGAGGATGTTCGCAAGTTCAGTCTCGGCATCAAGACCGTGAATTGCCTTCAGGTCTTGGGCGAGTTCCATGGTGTATTCAGCCTTGAGAGCGCGTGTCTTTGCAGTCACGGTTGTCTTCTCAATGCTGAATGCCATCTGAGCAAAGTCATTGGTACGAGCATCGCCCAATGCTTCGCCTGAAAGAGTGGTCATACCACGGTTTACTGCGACTGTATCTGCAACACCTGTTGCTAGTGCGCTATCAGCCTGACCAAAGAATGGATCAACTCCAGCAGAGGAGTTGCCAGGCTCGCCACCGGTGTAGCCGATACCTGTGTATCCACCTGTGGGAGAACCAACACCCATACCACCGCTTCCACCAAACTTGGTGTCAGCCTCTTGGAACAGGGCTTCTGCACCGGTCTGGCTGTTGTAACGGCTGCGGAGAGCAAAGATAAGACCTGTTGGTCCGCTCATTGGCTGAACGCCGCAGATGTCATAGGCGATCAGGTTTGGCATTGCGCGGCGAACGAGCGAAATGAGGATTGGATCCCACTTCGCAACATTGCCTGTCGAATCGCCAGGAAGGTTGTTGGAGAGGTTTACGGGAGCAGCCTCACGGAGGTACTGCTCCTGGTTCTCCAAGAGTTGCGTGGTAACTGTCTTGCGCCAGTTATCCTTGATCTCGGGAAGGTCAGCGTGTTCAACGATTGCCTTCCACTTCTTTTCTAGTGCTTCTGAGATTGTCAAGTCCATTTTTGTCTCCTGTGACAAATTAGTTGTTGTTGAAGTAACTGTATCTAACTGCATTATTTAGAAATCACGATTTTTTGATTTACTTGCGGTTGAGGCGAGAGAGCGTCTTTGCATACGCACTCATGGCTTCGCTCAACTGCTCCTGTGTCTCTGTCGGAGCATCGGAACCATTGAGATCATCACCGACCTGTTCGGTCAGCACGGACTCCTCGGTTTCTGCTTCCTCTGTCAGCGAATCGGTCGCGCCAGCACCAAAGTAGGATTCACGAATGATTTCCAACTTGCTGCGATAGTCTTCCTCACCCTCAAAGGCAACGCCTTCTGCCAACTTCTTCATGCGTTCCTTCTGCGTGTCAGCCAGTCCATCGCAGTTCTCGTCAAGGATGTCCTTGCGGCGAAGTTCTGCGACTTGCTTGCTGATCTCGACATTCTTGAGGATCTGCTCGTTGAGTTCGCCGGTGAGGGCTTCGACCTTCTCGGCCATCTCATCAACAAGATCAACCTTGGCGTTGGGAACTTCAATGTTATGCTCAAGGAAGAGCGAACGAAGACCCTCAATGAACTGCTCGGCAACCTCGGTGCGAATGCCCTTCTCAACGGCGAGTTTGTTCTCTTCCATCCACTCTTCGATGACATAAGAGAGGTAGGAGTCCAACTGCTCGGTCAACTCGGTCTTGATCTGCTCCTGTGCAGCCATGAGGCGAGTCTCAAACTCGGTCTCAAGTTCCTCTGCAATGGACTCAATGCGCTCATTGACAGCGGTCTCAAAGATGGTCGAAGCCTTGGTCTTGAAGTCCTCGCTCAACTCCTCGCCGGTGAACATTGCGTCCATGTGAACAGCAAGGTCTTCCTTTGCCATGCGCTTCTTGTCAACGACAGCCTTTTGCTTGGTTGCAGCATCGGCATCGGTGTCACCCTCTACAGCGTCAAGATCGATTGGCTCGGGAATGATTGCTCCCTTTCCTGTGCCATCCTGATAAAGACCCTTGTACTTCGGGGACTCCTTGGGCATGGAAGCCTTGCCAGCAGCGGGCTGCTGCATCTGCTTTGCGGCAGAGACATTCGTCTTCTGCTTTGATGCGGCATCATCGGCTTCGCTGATGGTTTCGTCAGTATCTTCGACCTGATCTTCGGTGTCGAGAATTTCCTCTTCTAGGATTTCCTCTACTTCGTTATTCTTGAATGAGTCCATGAACTCTCTCCTTAAGGTTTAGTGAGGGTGCTGATTATTTAGGATTTCTCAAAGTCCGCGAAGGAACTTGTTGAATGCATTCATCTTGGCTTCTTCAAGGTTTCTCAAATTAGCCTTCTTGATGTCTTTCTTGATCTGTTCAATGTCCTTTTCGACAAGGCGACCGCTTTCCCAAATCCACTCCTTGCCTTCCATGATGCCACGGACAAAGGCTTCAGGAGCCGATGGGTCGGCTACAATGTCTGCTGCGGTTGCGAGTTGGAAGTCATCCTTCACGACATTTACGCCGTTCTTCTCCTCCAACGAACCCATGCCACGGCTGGAAACGCCCAACTTGGCACCTTCATCGATGAGGTTTTTAACAATCTTGCCGTATGGGGTATCCATGATCTTGGCACGACCAATGAAGTTCGCACCCTCTTGGCGCAGATC